CATCTCCTAACAACTTCAATTGAAGAGAATTATTTGCTGCCGCCTGAGCAGAGGGCAACGCAACAGATACCTGTTGTGGTCCTTGTGATGTATTTACATTAATTCTTGCTGTAATATCAGGCATTATTTCTCTCCTTGTGTATATTTATAACAAAAAAGAGTTGAATTAGATAGATACTTGTGGTCGTACCGTAATAATACCTTCGATAACCCTTGTGACATTGCCACTAGAGGTCTGAGTAATCTCTAAATCGTACACATATCTTTCTGCGTCAAGTCCAGCCGTAACTGTTGATGATAAAGAAAGTGTGACAACACCTGTGGCTGCGTCAGCAGCTATCGTTGTGGTTATTGTCGTTCTTGTACGAGTAGATGAATAGCCTTTAGCCATTTTAGCAACAGCAGTATATCCTGTCAAGTTAAATGCGTTACCATTTGCGTCTTTTACCGTCACATCTGAGGTAAAACTTGTACCTTGGTCTACTGTTAAATTTGCTATTGCGGCCATCTATTTCTTCTCTTCTGGTATTTCTTTTTTTACTAATTCTGCAATTTTTGTGTTATAATGTGCTGTTAACACCTCGATTTTTTCTAGCTCAAGCTGGTGTCTTACTTTAGAGGCCTGAATTTCTTGTCTTACTACTAGGTAGTTTTGCAATGCAGGACTCAATTTTGTGACATCATACTCTTTGCCATCAATCATTACTGTATTCATAATTATCTCCTTATACTATTTATAATAGTTTTTCTATGTCTTTTGTACCATTTAATGTAAACATTAAAGCTATTCTAGGTTTTTTACTCATATTAATTACTGCATGTTTATAACCTATATTTAAAAAATTAGCTGTGCCATCTTTTAATGTATATGCCTCAATTTTGTTATCTCTTTTAAATAAATTTATTACATTATCACTACCATATATTGGAACAATACATCTAACACCATAATTTATATCATAATCCACATGCCATGGTATCATTTTACCTGGTGCTAATTTTGTAATTCTAATTCTACTAGCTGGCGAGTGACATTGAGTTACTATGTTTTCAAAATAACTATCTGTATATTCCTCTGTAGGCACATTATATAAGTGTTCTTCTTTTCTTTTCAATCTTTCTTTTATACTAGTTGTATGTGGTAATATTTCACTTGGTGTTGTTAGATTAATTTGTTCAAAGTTATCATATACACTTTTTACCAACTCTTCATGATTCATACATAACATAGGATTTGCTGACCTTACATCTTTAAATTGATTATTTAATCTGTCTGTTACCTGTCTTAATGTATCTAAATTTATATCTAATTTTAAATCTGCTACTGTAGGTAAGTTATGTTTAGATAATTTGTCCATCATGTTCCCTTTTTATAATATAATCTGATTGAGGTTGCCAGTTATAATCACCTTGTAATCGTATGCTATAAACATATTGCAACATCTTTCCTGTGGTAAATAAAAAACTCTTTTCTAATTGTAGTTTTGTGTACCATTCTCCTGTAATAAACTTTTTAAATGCCTTATCGGTCATTTGTTTTTTTCTTTGATATAGGTTATTTATCGCTTTATTTTTTATGTCGTGGGTAATGTATAGTATTTTAAATCCCTTTTCTCTTGCCCATTTTATTTGATATTCTCCCATTATTAACCCACAATGAGTAAATCTGTGTTCTTTTAAAATGTGATATCTACAAACTCTCACACTTATATTAGGGTCATTTGTATAGTGTGACCTTTCAGCTGCTGATATTGATATTAATTTATCATCTTTAAAACACATCCATGTTTCAATATCAGAATTGTCAGGATTATATTTCTTATGTGTAAGACTATCGTTGCCCTCTTTAAAGGTTTGTAATCTAAACCTCTCAATCATAGGCCAATACTTATTGGGGTCCTCTGAATATCTTTTTACTATCATAATAATTTAGCGTGGGCGACTAATCTTCTACCACAAAATATCTCTGCCTCTACAATATGTTCTTCCCAAAAACTATACTGTTGCATATCATTTGTAATAGATTTTAATTTTAATCTTTCTTCGTAATACTTTTGATTGTGATAAGGTTCTTGAATTACTGCATTATTACAATTATAAAATTTCATAATATCTGTAAACATTTTAAAATGGTCTTTTTCATATAACAATACCCCACTAAAAATTATACAATCAACTTTAAAATTAACATCTTTTAATGATTCCCAATCTCTGACTTCGTATTGATAATTTGGCCATCTTTTTTGTGCTAACTCTATAGGTTCAGGTGATGTATCAAAACCATAATACTCATACTCTTTGTAATTTTTATCATGTAAAAAATCATTAATAGGACCATGCCTACAACCCACATCTACAATACCTTTAAAATTATTTTTAATTATAATATCTGCTTGTGTTTCAAAAATAGGTCTAGCTTCTAGTGTGTCAAGATATGACATATCTCTAAATGCATATCTTCTTTTCATAGGTATTTCACCAGAATCAGTTACGATTTTTGGCCAAGGTACTTCTTTACTTATAGACATTTTTAAAATCCGATGCTATTCGCCATAATAAACGATTGTTATCCATAACAGGTGTTCTACGGTGTAAACTTGTAAATTGGTCCATTAAAAGTAAATCACCCTCTTTAAATATATGATGATATTGATATTGCGATTTAAATATCTTTGGTTTTAATTTTTTAATTAACTCTTCATGGTCAATTTGTTTTTTGCCTTCCCATGCCTTACAAATGAAGTGATATGGAAAGTAAAAATATTCTGACATGTTATGTGGGTGTACATCTACTAACTTACGAATACTACCTTTATTCTTACTCATAAATTCTAACTCGGGGTCGCCCTCTTCTAAATCATATATTGTATTGTTTTTAAATTTTAATCTGATTGTAATAGAACGATAGTATTCTTTTTCTTCATCTGACATATCATAAAATGGTTGTTGTGTATTACAAACACTTAGAGTAGTATTAATATCTTCTTTAACACAATATAGTCCAATTAATATTTTATCAATCAAGTGTCTTGAATTACCATTAGAATGCCAACCTAATTCAGTATCACCAAACATACCTAACTTTTTACCATTTACTTTTTTACCTGTAACTAAAAAGATTTCTGGATGTTCTTTAGGATTCATAAACAAATCTGGCGATTCACATTCACCAAATTTTTTCATAAAATTAATATAATCAGATTCTTCTAGTTTTTGATTATACATTACTGCTACACCGTCTTTATGTATAACTCTAGCTAGTTTTCTAATATGTCCATCATCAAGTGTTTTAATGTCTTGAATTGTTTTAAATGGTTCTATCATAATATATTTTCCACCTTTTGTTTAAATTCTTGAAAGCTTACATCTTTAGGTATATTATTCCATCTAGTTACCCAAGCACACCTAGGTGCCTCTGTAACCACCACTCTATGCATAAGGGTGGTTTGTATTAATAAAGGTTTATCAACAATAATATGACCTATCTTTCTATCACTCAAAAACTTTTCAAATTCAGGTGTTCCTTGACCCATTTCTTTTTGAGCATAAAATTCATGGTAGTAAGCATGACCATGAGCATTTTTTTCTGGCAAGTAAATTTCTTCATCTTTTGTTTCAAAGTAATCTATACGAGAGTTGCCTAAAACTGGAACAACAATATTATAACCATTAGGATGTTCAGTATCTAAATCAATATCTGTATGAGCAAACACATCTTTCTCTGTACTATTTGCTGTGTTAAAACCCGTAGAACGAAACTGATAATGTGGGTGTACTCGTTTATGTTCATTTAACACAGGCCAAAATGCCTTTTCATAACCTGTTGGTTTGCCTGTTCTATTATCTTCTAAAGAATAACTTACAAACGGTGTTTTACCAAATGTATTGTTATCATGTTTCTTGACCATATTATACATTGTCAAATATAAATCAGTATTAATATTGATATCAAGATACTCTGCAATGCCTTTTATCATATTTCTTCTAACACTCCTTCAATAAATGGATTTTTAAATTCTTTTACTATACAACCATCTTCAATTAAAAAAGCATATCTGCTTGTTCTAATACCAAAACTATCTCCCCAATCTTCGTCTTTTTTTATTGACTTTGTAAACACGGCCAAAGGGTCTGATATTGTAGTTATCTCAGGACTGCCATGTTGCATGTTCCACTCATTCATAACATATACATCATTATTTCCTACAAATAAAACTTTTTCAATACCTTTTTCTTTTAGTTTATTTAAATTTTTAGCAAAACCAGGTAAATGTTTTTTTGTACAACCGTCAGTAAATGCACCTGGTATTCCACACATTATGGTTTTTCTATTGTCTAATTCAAAAGGTTTTATATGTCCTTCTTTGAAAGCATATAAACCATTACAACTTAATTTTTCCATTTGTCATTCCAATCATTATATTTTTGTTGCCAACCACCCACTTCATTTTTCATATCTTTTTTTAATATTAGTTTACACTCTTTCTCTATAAACTTATGATTGTTTGGTGTTAAATTTTCCCAACAATCATTTTTTACCCACATATTTTTAACTTGACTGCCTAATTTTGTTAATATATCTTTTGTCATATCAAAGTGTCTGTCGCCTACACCTTTTTTAGCTGGTGTAAATGTTATTACATGTACAGGTTTATTTGATATAGAATATTGTTGACCTAAGTCTGCATTATAATAAGCTTTGACAACCAACCAGTCCATTAGATTTTTAAATCCTACTGAATAATGTCCTGTATATTCTGGTATTGCAAATACTAAAACATCACTTTCTTTTAATTTTCTATCTAAAGTTTCTACTGAATTAGGTATGTCACCATCAGGTTTATTTGAATTACACATAGGTAAATTCATTTTGATAATGTGTTTAAAGTTTAGATAACGATTCATTAATAATAAACCTCTATGGTTCATTGAATCGTCACTATAACTAAAAGAGATTGCTGTTATATTCATTTCTAATCAAATCACTTATGTTAATTCTATTAATATTACCTTTTTTAAATTTGTCATAGTCGCTATTAGTAGTGGTAGCCAACCACACACTATCAGATGGTGTCAAATCTAATTCTTTACAAATCTTATCTTGATATTTTTTTAACCAAGTATTTACATTTGTTGGTCCTACTTTTCTAATTATCTCTTCACCTAGTTTCATTGAGTGATAGTTATAATACTTAGCAGAACCTATAAGTCTTTCTAGTTGTTTGTCTGGTGTTTTAGACCAATAATAACCTATTCTATAGTTTCGTAATCCAAAACATTTACTTAGAGAAAAAAATACTTTTTCTACATTATCAGGTACAGTAATTCTTACATCATTAGAACATGAACCTAAATGTGCAATATCTAACACAACAGGTATATCTTTTGGTATGTCCTTAATGTTGCCATCTATACTAGAAGGATTTGATAGATACATCACCTCTCCAGTTTCACTTTCTGGTAACCAAACATAATCGTCTTTGTGTCTAATTATTTTTCTGTCTTCTTGCATATACCAATAGTTAATGCCTTCGGTAACGCCGTTTGCTGGATAAAAATAAGGAAAATCTGATAAGTCTATTATAGGTTTTAGCCATTCAGTCATTTCTGATTCAAATGGTTTTACCTCTGTATAATCATTATACTTAAAATTATCACATATTATCTCTACTTGAGCAATAGGAAATGTTCTAATAGCTAAAGATTGTTTAAGTATTGTTTCTTTGTTTGTCATAAAATAATTTTTCCGCTAACCAACCACCAGTATCAAATTTATGTAGTCTAACTCTTTTAAAGTTTTCGTGATGATTTTTATGATAGCCTTCACCTGCAATAAATAAATTCAACCAAGGAACATTAGCACCACCAGGTATCTTATGTCCTACTGTATTCAATAGTCCAAATCCTATCTTTGCAAAAACAAATGGTACGGCACAAAAGGCCACCCAAAAATATGGACATATAATGTAACTAACAACATTTACACCTATTAATATTTTTAACCAATGTTTGTGACAAAATACTAAATTAGGATTTTTATATAAATCTCTTGCATATTTCATAGGTATTTTTTCAATGTTCCATGTAGTGAATAAAACTTTCCAAAATCCTACATGTTTAGCTGCGTGTGGGTCATTTGGTCCGTCTGAGTGTGCATGGTGCATACGGTGACTCGCAATCCACCCAATTGGTGTTCTAATACACGCTATCATTAACATTGCTAAACCAACTCTTTCAAACCATACAGGTACTTTGAATTGATTATGGCAATAGTGTCTATGTAATAGTATGCTAGCACCAAAGTGTGAAATAATTTGAGACCACACTATGCCTATTAATATTGAAATTGTTAACCACATATTACTATTTATCTAGCCTGGAAAAGGTCGCCTATAATCTTATATACTTCTTCGTTTGTTTTAATATTTAATACTATCATCTCACTACCCTTAAAAGAAAATAAATTGTGTGATTTATTTGTGTTTAAAAAATAGGCTCTACCATGTTCAAAATGTAAAGGTTTATCTTCATACATAAAATACATATCTGGTGGATTACAACCTTTTAAAGGTACCAGTATTCTTAAACTATTTTGTTGTTCAACATAAACAGGCAAATCTCTGTGTGGTGGAAAATAACCACCTTCTTGTAAACTTAGTATATGTGACCTGCCAATATGGTCTTTAAATGGTTCTACTATTTTTTGTATTTCTGAACTAGTATGGTAAACCTCTGTAAACTTGTTAAAAGATAACTCATCATACTCTGTATTGTTTTCTTTATTATATTCTTTTATTGAATCTAAATCTACACCGTTTAGAGAGCCATCTAAACTAGTAATACTTAGACCATATCTTTCTATATCTTTTCTTGGATTGTATTTTAGATAAACGAACTTTTCCGTTTCGTCAAATAACTTCTTGACATCACACTTTAATTTTAAAGGTATCAAGTCACCAAAAGATAATAAACTATTATAACTCATATCAAATCCTCATGTCCTCCTATTTATATAAATAGGGACATGATTAATATATTATGTTCAAGTAAACCAGGTGATGGACTTTTTTGTTACAGCTACGAGCATTGTAGTTACTTAAATTCTATTGGTATACCTAGTCAAGTTGTTGTTATAACACACCCTAAATTTAAACATACAGATTACATAAACTCAATTAATGAAAAGTATAGGATTTGTGAAAATTTAGTATTTGATACATTCACACCTAAATCTCACGATATTACTTTGATAATGGGTAGAAGTATGTTAACATTACCATATTTAAATAAGTCTGAATATAACAATGACCAATTATTGACATTGCATTTATTATTTTCAAATAATCTAATATCAGTATATTCAGAAAATCATCCTGAAATCTGGTCTCCGGCACTTAAATATTTTAACGCAAATAAAGTCCATAACTTGTGCGACTATGAAGTTTATCCAGAGGGTGAGGGTCAGATATTTGAGAAAATGATTAACTTTAGTATCTATAAACCAGTTGTAGATGATATACAATTTGACCATTTGTTTTTAGGTACAAATTCAGTATATTATAATGAAGTAAAAAACCACATAAAGAACTATCCTTCTCACGGAGTATTGACATATAACGAAAAATGGTGTAAAATAGAATATAATAATATATTTGCTCCTGTAAAGAACTTATTAGGGTTGTTTAAATCATATGTCTATACAAAAACATATTTTGACCCAGCACCTAGATTAATACAAGAGTGTAAATGGTTAGGTAAAGAAGTAATATATTTAAGAGATAAGAATATGAAAGATGGCGGTCCTGTTTATTTTAATAGACCTGTTCCTACGGAAGAGATGTATAAATCAAATATAAATATTCTAGTTGAAATGATAAAGGCGATTGATGAGAAAAATATTATTAGTTAGTGGATGTAGTTTTACAGATAAGAATTGGTATAGTGATTTTTATCCTGAAATGGATAGTAGTTGGCCAAAATGGCCAGAATTACTAGC